TTATCCGAGGTCCTTACTTTGGAGGAAGCCGGATAACCCACTACCGACGAAATTCGTCGTCAGCCATTCAGTTACATACGGGAAAATACCGCATGTATCGAAGTAAAAGGTATTGAGGAAATCTCTATACCCCCCCATGAGTATAAAACCAAAGTGGGCATTCCCACTTAAATGGGCTTTCAAATCCCAATTAACAATATTGATCAGGGTTCTCGGCTCACGAACGACCTTTTTTGGAATTTTCCAAATAAGTCTCGTAGCCGTCATGTTCAGCAAAGAAGAAAAGCCTCCCAAATCGGTGACTCCTTAAGTTGAGGGAATCCCTACAGTTAATTTCCCCAGAATAAAGTTAAATAAGTACACTGCTGCGATTTCAAATGACGGCAGTGAACCAAGTTGATCGGTATTCAATCGCTCCGTTTGAAACGGAAGGATGCCGAAGTTAAAGGTGAGCAATCCCACCTTTAGATAACCTGTTGATTTTACTAATTTCCGGCACAGAGACAGAATTCAATTAAATCAAGGGATTAAAAGAGGAAGATTATCCCATTTAGATAAGTGATTGATTTTAGTTGGCCCCTAAAAACCCATGGCCTGCGACTTAGAAGATGGAAAAATTACCTTGCAAATCACAACAATTAACGTATTTTTCGGCGCCTGTCCCAGATCCGTCTCACCTTTTTTTAGCCTCTTGGGATTTCACATTGCCATTTATTAATCAACAATTATTATAACAACGATTAATATTAACAGAGGGTATTAAAATGAAAAAATTGATTATTTTATTAGCTGGAGCTACCTTGTTATCTGGGTGCGCGCTTTCTGAGAGAACTATCGCTTTAATTAACGAGAAGAAAAACGCAGTGACTGATGCTCAAAAATATAGTTATTTAATGCATGTAACGGATGGAGAATATTATAACTCTCGCCAGGACGGTTATCAGTCCGTTCAGTCAATTAAAGATAAATACCTTGAAGAAGCCTCTATCACCGAAGTATCCGAATATTTCAAAGAAAAATTAGTCAGTTCTTGTTTCAGAGAAGAATATTATAGATCTGATGAAATTGGCTGTGTGTATAATTTTTATTCAGCGGAAAAATATTATGCAAGAGGTGCTAATAACACAGCAGCAAGGGCATTAAAAGTAAAAAATGCTGTGTTAAAAGAACATGAACGTCAAGTTGAATTCGCTAAAAAGATAGCACAAGAAATAAAAGAAAAAAGATTAGAACCAACAGAATCATATTTAAATAGGTTCTGCAGAGAGTCTGCAAAAATAGTTGCAATTTCTTATGCTACTGAAGCAGATGTATACCCAAATTATGATGCTGAACCCGCTGCGATAATGCTTAGTATCTCTGACAAACAGTTTGATCGCTTTCAAAAAAAGGCTCGTTCAGATAGAAAAGGGGTTGCTATGGTTCGTAATAATCGGAAAAGTCAAGAAGTAATTTATGATTCATACAGAATGACTTGTGAGTTAGAGCCAGAGTCATATATATTCAACTATAAGAAAATATTTCGTTGATTATAATTTTTAACCCGCAACTTTCTGCGGGTTTACTGGCTTCATTCCACTACCGCTTTCTGCCTCACATTCCACACCGAATCCGCCGGCATCTGGACACGGACGTCTAAGCGGGTGCCGGCGGGTAAGTCACACGGCTCATCCTCGGTATAATACGTCTGTGCCTCCATGGACTTGATACGCCGGTTCTGTAGGCGGGCAGGCATGTGGGTGTTCTGTCGGTGGGTCACTTTGATATCAATGGTCCCGTCCGGCAGGACTTTATCCTCGACATACACCAGTTCATTGCCGTTGATATCACGGGGCACACTGATACCGCCATGCACCCCCCATGCGCCATCGGCGTTATAGCCCAGCACACCGGAGACCCGATAGTGACCGAGGCCAAGTCTGGTGACCGTGGCGCCTTCGGATTCGTCATTGGTTTCAAACTTGCCATCGGGGTGGATTTGGAGAATAGGGGAACTCTTTCTAATATAACCATTGTCATCACGCCAGCAGTTAGCCCCTAACGATAATACATGTCCAGTTCCTCTGGGGAATCGCATTTCATACCATTGAGAGTCATTCCATTTGAAAACAATATGAGGGTCATTACCGTGGGTTTTTAGGTTAATACGAGTTTCATCCGTAAAACAGGAAATTTCACGTGCAGCATCAAGCCGGTTTTCTATTACAATGTTGCTCTGAATTGTTTGTATTCCCCCGTTAGATAAATCCCGTGCCACTGCATTTGAGGCTCTATTTACCGTATCCCGTAAACCCAGATTTTTCACAAACTCCAGTTTATTCGGAATGTCTGACCCGTTCTGGTTCTTCTCCAGCTTCCCCGCCATTGTCTGTCCTAGCTGAGCTATTTCCGCCTTCATCGCCCGAATCGATTGCAGGGCCACCGTCTGACCGTTCGGCAGGATCACATTTACCACGCCATTCTGGGACATCCACGCATCCATGTTCTGGAGAAACTGGATGATATAGCTGTTAGCGGCCACCATGTGCCGAACCCCATCCGAGACGGAATCCGGCAGCGTGGTCTGAATCTGGTATTTCACCGCATTCAGGGTGACAGCGGCGTTATCGGCCAACACCAGCTCAGTATCCGAGTTCACCGCCTGAATCATATGTAACCGGTTGCCCTCGTCGGACTGAATTAAGATAAGCTGGGCGGGAGCCACCCCGTTGATGTTGTCTTTAAATCGGGTGCCCGTGCCCCGGATAATAGCCGAGCCGGACACGGTGGAAATCGTGCCTTGTGAATAGTACATGCGGGTATTCCTGAAAGGTTAGAAGTAGTCGTCGAAATTAATCGCGTAGATGTCGTAGTTGATGGGTTTGTAACTAAAATGGTCCGCCTGAAAGTATTCAAAATCCATTTTGCCCGCTTCACTGATTGAAATAGTGTTACCGGAAAAGGCAAAGCCCGAATCCGCAAAGCGCCATGAGTTTCCGCCGACATTTTTAACCAGCTTCGCCAGCCGGTTGACATGCACCATCGGTCTGGCAATCGTGTTCGCCGCGCCGCGCCCATTCCTCACGGGGATCATTTCCCCCAGAAAGAACGGGGTGTAATAGGATGAATAGGTCATGTGTCCGGCGGCATTATAAATCGCCACGCCCCAATCGGGTTTCCGCAACGGAAAGCCACTGGAGAAAATCACCACATGCACCTCACAGGCCACCTCATTGTTCACAATCACCTTATCGTGCGTCATGCCGATGGCGGCACCGGCAGTCTCGGTCCGGGCAAAGACCAGACATTGCCCCCGGTTAGGGATGGAATCCGGCACCCGCCATTGCCCGCTTTTGCCTAAGGTGATCCGTCCCCGGTAAACGCAATACCCCAGTCGGTTCTGGTCGGCCATCGTTGATACCCCGTTCATGCCGGCCAGTTTGATGCCGAAGGAGGCGGTACTTTTCGGGTAGCCGCACACCTGAATATAGAAGTGATCATCCTTTTCAAAAAAAGGGCTGAAACCAATCAGGCCCTCAATAAACTCAAATTTCAGATACTCCCCTTCCATGCGGATATTCTCAATCCGGCGGTCAACAATGGTAGAATGGAGCCCGAACTGCCCCGCCATCACGGTTTTTGTCGGGATCAGCACAATATTGAACGCGTTAGCCTCCGGAATGTGGCGGGATTGTTGCCATCCAAATTGGCGGTTATCCGCCACGTTTGCAGACACGGTCCGTATCAGGCTCAGCGTCTGCGCCCGGTCTGAATCCAGATGATAAGGTTTGCCCCCGTCGCCGGGATGCACCCGAATACCTAAAGCCATTTATATTTCTCCCACTTTAATTCGCAACGTACCGCTACCATCAAAGACCGCCAGTCCGGTGTGGTCGAGGGCTATTCGTGCCCGGCCTGAAATCCCTTTCATCTCAAACGCGCCATTCTTCGGCAGGTTCCAGCCGCTGTGAGGCCAGTTATCCGAACGAATGCCGTCCGCAATTTTTGCCATCGTGATGGAGGCATCTTTGATTTTTGCCCCGTCAATCACCGCCGTGCCGAGAAAGGCTTCCCGGATAAAGACCTGCCCGTCCTTAATCATGAATACCGAGTCCAGTTTGCCATTGACCGGATTCAATACAGAGAACTGGTTTGCTCTGACCGCGAAGTGGGTTTCCACCCGGCCATTTTTCACCTCGGCCCCAATGGCCATACCCGCACCATAATATTGTCCCTGATAATTCACCCCAGCCCCGATATCCTTGAGGGCATAGCCGTTTCCGTCGATGTCAAAGACGGCGGTGGCCTTAGTGCGAATGACCGCCGATTGATCCCTGAATTGCACCTGTACACGCTGCTCGCTCTCGGCAAAAGAGGAATCCAGTTTGATCAGGGCTTGTTGGTTCGCCAGAATAGAAGCGCGATTTTCCCCGACGTTGGCGTTCACTTCCTGAATGGATTGCGCCCACGAGGTTTGAGCATCCACAAAAACCCGGTCAATACGCGAAATTTCCGCCTTGTTCTCGCCGTCTTTGACCATCAACTGAACGGCCGTTTGCTGAATCGCCGCCCCGTTAATCAGGTCAGCTTCGGCCTGATAATCCAGTTGCTCTTGTATCCGCTTGCCCGCTGCGGTGGTGAGGAAGGTATTGCCGGTTGCCGCCAGTATCCAACTGGTATCTGTTGAAGACTCGCCCCGGATAAACGCGGTCCACGGGGAGGGATTGCCGGATTTGTCCACCAGCCGCGCCCGGAAGTAGAAGGCCCTCCCCGCGGCCAGCCCCGGCATCGTGTGCGTTCGTTGGGGGTAGGGAATATCGGCCAGCAACATCAGCCCTTCCCCGTCATTCGTCGGGCTGTACTGGAGTTCGGTTTTCAGCGTGTCGTCAGTATTGGGGGCAAAGCCCCAGTCCAGCTGGATACCAAAGATAATCGGCGTGGCTGTAAAGCCCAGCGGAACCGGCGGGTTACCGGCTTTCCCTTTCAGGTCGGTTTCCGGCGCATTGGCCCAGAGGCTGGATATCTCAGCGGCATTAATGGCCCTCACCCGCGCCTGATAGCGGCCAGCATAGATGTTGGGCACTTCAACCCCTTGCGTGGAAGTCCTCGGGGCGGCTATCCAGTTGCCGTTATCCCGTCGCCATTCGGCTTCATACGCAATCGCACTTTCTGCCGCCTCCCATGTCACGCGCAAGGTCGTGACCGCAATCCCCTGATTGACGACCGAGTAATTGCTGAGTGTGACGTTCTTCGGTGGCGGCTGCACACCCGGCGGGATCACGGAAATGGGCCGCTCATCAAGGCGCGTGCCGGTGTCAATGTGGGTGTATTTATCCGGGTTGTGCTCAACGGCAGTGATTTCAAAAGATACCCCGTCTTCCCCCTCTTTGATGCCGGTCACCCGGAATAGCTGGAGAGCGAGGTCAGCCGCATCAATCGCCCAGATGTTTTCAGGGGCAGGAATTTCTGAATAACCGGTGGTGACCGTGATCACCGTTCCCTTCACCGCCTGAATAGTGCGCCCCTCGGCTTTGCCCGACGGCAGGTTCAGGATTAACCGCTCGCCCACTTGTGCCGAAGACACTCTGTCCAGCGTGATATTACGTCCATCAGCCGCGCTGATACGCCCACCCAGTACGCGACCGGAGAAGGCTTCATCCGCCACCCCGATAATATAACCGGGCAACGGAATTCGGCCCTCCAGCCCCACGGTAAAGGTGACCATCCGGTCATACTGGTTGGTATACAGTACCCACTTGCCGCGCCGCTGGGCCTCACTCTGCCGGGTGCAGCCGATTGCGGTGATATCCGCCTGTTTCACCTGATACCGGCGCATTAACTGAGGGTCGAAGACCGCTTCCACGGCATCCTGATAACCGTTCTGCGGATCTGACCAGCTCACCATGGCGGTGGAATAATGGGTTTTCTCGCTGGCACTGGAATAGGTAAATTTACCGTCCCGCACGTTGGCACGGGTGAAGTTTAAATCCACCGTGCGCGGCATATCCGCCAGCACATTCATGTTATTGTTCGCCCAGAAGGTCATGCCGTTGAAGATGCCGACAATATCCCGCAGGACAGTCCAGGCGTCCTCCTGCGACTGGATATAGACATTGCAGGTGTGCCTCGGCTCCATCCCCCCTTTGCCATCCGGCACCGGCTGGTCACAGTGCCGGGCAATGCGGTACAGGTCCCATTTTGCCAGCGCCAGATTCTCGGCTTTCACCCGGGTACCAATACTGAACCGGTCATTGATCATCAGGTCATACAGTATCCACGCCGGATTGTCTGTCCACGCCCATTTAAAGGCGCCTGACCACACCCCCGAATAGGTGCGACTGTCCGGATCATAATTATCCGGCACCCGGATAATCCGCATCTTAGGTTCACAGGAGACCTGCGGGATATTGCGAAACTGTTTGGCATCAAACTGAACGAATAACAGGGCCGTTTCCGGGTAGCTTAATTTGGCGTCGATCACCTCGGTGATGGCTTCAACGACCATGGCATCGGCAATCCGGTTGCTGGTCTGTTTGGGGGTCAGGCGGCGAACCCGCACCTGCCAGCCAGAATGGGCTTTGGGTAAATCGACGCGGTGTGACCGTTCATATTTGGTCGTGGTCTTGCCATCCACAGCCAGCGTGGGTAACTCCTGATACGATCCCCCATCCGTGGCCACTTCAATCAGATAATCAATGCGATAGCCGACCGTATCCCCGTCTTCTTTCTGTTTCTGCAATTGCGGCCAGGATAACCGAAGGCGCACCGCCGACAGTTGGGTATTGGTGACCGATCTGACCCATGACTCATTTAATTCAGTCCCGACGGTCAGTTCATTTTCCACGGCGGGCATGCCGGGGATATAATCCTGATGGGGCGTACCGGGGCGGAATTCCCACTTCACCCCCTCAAAGTTTGCCTGACCCTCGGGACCAATCAGCGGCGTGTTATCCAGAAAGATATGGGTGCCGTCGAGTCCCCCGGCGAATTCCCCTTCTCCCAGCGCCAATACGATTTTGGCATACGAGGTCGATTGCAGGGAATCCGGCGATTCGACCGGCGTGCGTGGACTTTCATTGCCGCCCTTGCTGCCCTGAATAAGATGCTGTCCCATAGTTCACCCACAAAAAAAGCCGCCGTAGCGACCTGTTAAGACTGTTGACGTTTATTGCTGGTCTTCGGCGTAAATGCCTGCTGAGATGATGGCGCCCCCGATGCGGCGCTGGCCGTACCCCAACGGAACGGGGTTTCCCTGTGCAATGGAGTTAACCGGGCCACCAAAGGCATATGAGGGTTTATTGTCGGGATCTTCCCGTCGCGCCAGTCCGCCCGGCATCGGGGATAACATCTGCACAACGCCCCCCAGCATCATGGAGGCCCCGGACATCACCAGCGGCACCCCATACGGCGTTGCCCACATAAAGGCCCCGGCCACCACCATCACCGCCCCTAAAATAACCTGAAACACCCCGGCCCGTTTGCTGCCGATGATCATCGGGGCAATGCGGATATCGGTATCACCGGATAATGCCAATTCATCCCGGCTGATATTGCGTTGCCCGTTAAAGACCGCAAAGGTTAATCCGCGCTCTTTGGCGGTCAGGAGAAACTGTTCAAAGCCATCAATCAGGACCGAGAGGGCGTGAATGGCTTCCTGGGGGGAAGCGACGACCAGTTTGTGCTCGCGGCCGAATTGGGCACCGAGGACACCATAAAGCCGCACTGTTCGTACTGTATTCATGAGGTTACTCCAATAAAAAACCCGCCGGAGCGGGTTGATAAGTTAGGCTGATCGTTATTGTTCTCGCCATCCATACTTAATTTTTAGGCACTTAAGCATCTCATCTTTGATAATGAATGGATTTCCAGCAGCTCCCCAGTTTGCAGCTTGCTGAGTTGCAATATTCATGCACTCATATTTATCTTTCTCAAGCTCGGATAGTGATTTATGGTCATGAACCAGCATTGTTTTCGCACACCCAGACAAAAGAAATGCGAACAATGCCAATATTGCTATTTTTTTCATTATGATGTCCCTCTTTGTAGGTGCATCAATAATAGCAGATCAATAGTTATTACGAAGAATAATGACCGTCCTATCCTGCCAATACCCATCATAAGGCACCTGATTGCTGAGCTGCCCGTACAGATGGTGTAGCATCAACCCGTCACCGATATACACCCCGGCATGATTGGGTTCATTGGCTTGTACCTGCATGATGATCACATCACCCACCTGCAATCCACCGCTACACTCGGTAAACCCAGCCCCCGCATAGTGTTTCATATACAGGTTTTCGCCCCGATTCCACCAGCCCTCTGAGCGTGCAAAGTTGGGGATCTCAATATTACGCTCCAGTCGATACCAGTCACGCACAATGGCATAACAATCCCAAATGCCGTGCACGAACGGGCGGCCCAACAGTGGCTTAACTCCCTCAGTCGGCATAACGGTTCGAATATCGCCCTCCGGCCATGAAGCAATGACCCACGGCACTTGTGACAGGTCACACTGAGCGATATCCAACTGACTCGGTTGTGTCGTCGCATCCGGGTGACTGTGGACGATGGCAACAATAGTCCCCGCATCTTCGGCCTCAGCGTAATCTTCGGGGTGGAGGCAAAATTGCTCGGTGGGTGAGGGGGCCGTATTGCGGCAGCGGATATATTCCTGTCTGCGGCTGTTTTGAATCACCAGACCGCAGCATTCATTGGGATACTCGGCTTCGGCATGAGTCATGATGGCATTCACCATCGATTTTCGCAGTATATCCATCTCACCGCCTTAACAATGCAGAGCCGGGGAAGCCACCAAATGGCGACTGATTGCCTTTCCCGAAACGCGGTTCACACCCCGTTGAAAACAACCCAGAACAGGCATCTTTTGACGGGTCATCGGTCGGATTACCCTCAATATCAAAATACTGAGTGCCTGTGTAACCACACGGCGACTTGCGATATAACCCACGAATACACCACGTACACAGGCTGTGGATTTGCCGGGTGGGAATTTGAATGCCCTGTAAATCGGCCGGCGAAGACAGCGAGAACTGGATGCTTTCATTATCTTCATGGGTTTTACTGTCAATGTAGAAGACGTCGATTTTCTCCTGCGTGGGATCGGCTTCGGGATTCCCCTCGGGAAAATTACGGGCATCCAGATAGTGCGCAAAGGTCATGCGGATAGTGACACGTGCCTGAGCCATATTTTGATAAGCCAGACACAGGGCACTGATAGTGCCATCGATATTGGATACCTTAAGGGCGGGCGCGGCTACCCTGCCATCACTGACAGTTTCCAGTCCCCGGATGTCGACCGGCCACGGCTTGTACTCCACCCCCTGCCACCAGATAGACTTGATGGGCAAATTGTCAGCGTCTGCCTGTGTTAGCTCACCCTGGGTATAGGGAATGGGGTGATTATGAAAATACAGCTCCGGCCCCCCAAAGGCCGAGCCATCAACAACAAACAATAGAATCTTGCTCCCCGGCGCCAGGCGCTGGAGATCGGCATTAATTGTCATGGGATATCCTAAGGTTGGTAGGTGGTTTCAAATACCGCAGAGAGTTGGTACATGGGCTCTTGCCTGCCATTCATGCCCATCGCCGTGAGCTTATGCCCCTGGCAGACATACAACCCCATATCCGAGAGGGGATTCTGCCATTTAAATGCGCGGTACCCGGCGTGGCGCACCAGAAATTGTCGGATCTCACCAATGTATTGTTTATTACCGACAAAACTGACGGTCCAATTCTGGTGCTCACTGTTAAGACCACTCCCGCTTCGCTGGGTGTACCCGTCGCCAAACTGCACGGTACGGACTTTCTGAGTCACATCTCCTGCCGCGTTGACCCGCGGAATATAAGTAAACTCTTCTAATTTCATTATCGCCCGCCTTTAATTGCTCTGCTGAGTGCGCCACCCTGACCTAAGTCCCGGTTGATTAACTCCCGGTAACGCTGCTCGACAAACCGCCCAATTTCACTACCGAACTGCTCCCAGCCCGGCGAGGTTGTCTGGGTGGTTTGCTCATTAGTGACCGTAATATAGACCTGAGGGGCGCCCCCTGAATTCGGCAGATTGGCCCCTATTAATCTGACGCCCAAATTGCCGTCGCGGGTTCTGGCGAGCGGCATAATGGCTTCCGGCCCCGCTTCCCCCATGAGTCCGGCCCCTTTAGCAAAGGCAAACAAGGTTGGGTTGCTGACAATTTGTCCGCTGTAGGCACTCAGGCTTGGTGAGTTATAAACCCCCCCTTTGGCATTTGCCACATATGCCTGCCAACTGGTGGACATCCCCATAGCGCCCGTATTGGCCGCTGTTCCTGCCACTGCACCCGCCCCTGCCATCGCGCCTCCGGCAACGCCACCTGCAACACCCATGATTGATTTCAATATGACATTGGTCACAATAGCTTGTGCCGCCATATCGACCAGATTCTGAATGATGCTCTGGGTCAGAGAAGAGAACAGGCCAATCATGCCCTCTTTGAATGTTTGCGTGCCTGTTAACATCCCTGTCAATACGTTTGACATCCTCTCTTGTGTAACAACGAACATATTTAACGTCATTTTCTGTAGCCGTCCCTGACTGGCGTAGAGTTGCATGGCCGCATCATAACGGCGCTGATTTGTCTCATTATCAGAAGCGATCAGTAATTCATTTTTGCGCTGTTCGGTGATCAGGGTCTCGGTCGCATAGGTCTGAATCAATACCTTCCGTTTCTCCAGTTGGTTCTGGAGGTCCTGCAACGGATCGACATTGCCGGCCAATTCCGCACCGGGAGAGACCGCACTGCGCTGATTGGCCTCCGCTACCGCACTGAGATAGCTGAACTGAATTTCCCGCTTGCGACGCACAACTTCTTCGGTGCTTTGGATATCGCTGGCGGCAATCTGGCGCTGGAGTTGCTCTTCGGCTTCCCGGCGGGCATGAGTGGCTTGGCGGTAAGGGTCAGCGGCGAGGGCATCCTGAAAATCTTTCGTGCGTTGCTTGGCCTGGATACTGGCCGTGCTGAGCCTGATCAGCTCCTCACGCTGTTTCCCGGTGTATTTGGCACTGATGTCCATTGACGAGGCGAAGAGCGCCGCCGCCGTCTCGCCGTCTTTCATCCGTACCTGTTCGACCTGAATTTCCCGGTTCAGGTCAGCCACTTTATTTCGGTAGTTTTCCTGTGCGCTGGCGGCTTCCCGGGCAGCTTTTGCCGCTTCGCTGGTGGCTTTTGAAGCGGCAACCTGCGCCTCTTTGGCTTTTTCCCCGTTTTGATATACCGCGACCGAATCATTGATGTATTTTTGATAATGGTCCTGATATTGCGGGGTATTTAGCCCTTGATCCTCTGCGGCAAACTCCGCCTGTCTTTTAACCTTCGCAACCCCCTGCAACGAAGAAAGCTCAAGATCACGCTCCGACTTCTTCAGAAAGTCCTGTTGCTTGTCGTTCAGGGGGATCTGGGGAAGCGCAAACGGAACCGGTGTTAACGTCATCCGCTCTTGCAGCAAGCGGTTACCCGCGGACAACACCCGGTTAAAATCGGAGCCCGCCAGTGTCAACATCGGCAGGATATCGCGGGTATTGAGCATCTCGACATAATTATCACGAAGCAGGCCGGATTGTCTGGACTGCAACAGGTTTAATTCTTTTTGCTTATTGCTTAACCCCTCCTGCATCAGCGCCAGGTTGTTCACTTCATTGTTATAAACCCTGGTCGCTTCGGTCAGTTGCTCAACCGGACTTGAGGAGTAAAGCGTCTTGACGCCTTTTTCGGCCACAATCCGGGTGCGCTCCATATCCATTTTTCGCGCTTCCACTAACTTTTTTTGCTTCTCTATGGCTTCGTTTTGGGCCGATATGTCATCCTGTGTATCAAAGACCCGCTTCTTGACCTCCAGTGAATTCATGGCCTCCAAGGCTTCGGTCAGCAGTTCCGTGCTGTTCCTGAGTTCCAATGCCGATTGTTTGGCCTGCTCCTGCTTTTGATGCATAAAATAGAGCGCCGAACCCGCCAGTATTGCCAAGCCGGGAATACCGCCAATCAACCCCAGCGCGCCGCCCATCAATCGGGAGCCGAGCGAAGTGACCGCATTGAGCTGGGCTTGGGCGGCAGCTCTTGCATTGATGCTTTGTGTCACTCTGGCCTGTGCTGCCGCTTCTGCGGCCAGTGTCCTGTTCAGTCTCGCTTCTGCTGCGGCGAATGTCTGTGCCGTTGTGGTTTGAAGCATACGTGAACGCGCGGCGATAACGTTTTGTTGTGCCTGATAAGCGCTGGCTCTCGCTGAGGCAACCTGAACCTGAGAATTACGGTAGGCTTGATCCGCGTTATTAATTTCGGCGCGGGAATTCTGGATCAGCGCAGACGTTGATGCACCAATTGCGGATATCCTGTCACCCAGCGCTCTTGCCCCGAATAGACCTGCGGCCACTACGCCAGCCGCGGCGACGGTATCCATGTTTTTCGCCACTCCATCCAGCACGCCGGACAGGATGGTGGTCGCACTGACGGTCTGGTTAGCGCCCCCGACCCACTGCTGAAAAGCATTCGTCACTCGGGTTGAGGCCGCACTCACGCTGTTCGGCATCGAATCGAACTCTTCACGCATTTTCTGCAACTGGCTGACTAATGCAGGGACAATTTTGGGCGTGGTCAGCTCACCGGCATCGGCCAGCCCTTTCAGGTCTTTTTGGGCGACCCCCAGTCCGTCGGACAGGGCCTTCATGATCCGCTGACCGGATTGGGCGACCGAGTTAAAGTCCTGCCCCCGGAGCACGCCGCGCCCCAACGCCTGCGATAACTGAACGATCAATGAGGAGGTTTCTTCGGCGGACGCCCCGGACACTTGTAAACCGGTTGCCAGAGCATCCGTCAGGGACAGGATATCCTGGGTCGAATAACCGTATTCCCGCAAGGCACTGGCGACGCGGGTGAACAGGCTGGCATTGGACTCAAAGGTCGAGCCGGTATACTGACTGATCCGCAGCAACCCTTGCTGGGCCTGAGTGAAATCCTCCGTGGAGGTTGTGGCCAACTTGATGCGGGCATTCAGGGAGTTGTAATTGTCCGCCATGCTGATCAGGCGTCCGGTCGCAAACAGCCCGGCAAACGCGCCCGCCAGCCCTTTGGCCGTGTCCTTGACCGAGACCAGTTGACTGTTCAGATCCCGCAGGGCCTGCTGACTGTCCCGACTCGCCGCCGAGGCCTGCCGCCCGCCCTTTTCCATGACTTTGTAGTAATCCGCCCCCATCCGGGAGGCGCGGGCAATCTCGGACTGAAACGAGCTGGAATTGGCTGAAATTTTAATAATCAGTTCACGCAATTTTGCCATTGAGGTCACTCACGATAAATTAGACAGAAAAGCTTCCAGATCGGCGGCGTTGTCGGGGGGAGTCTCCGCCTCACCCCAGTGCAGCAGGGTGTCCTGCAGGCTGACCTTGCCCCCTTGCGACTGGTACACGGCGGCGGTGATTTGGGCGGCCTGAATGTCACCACGCCGATCCCCCAGCGGACTCAACCGGTCATACTCCAGCCAGAGTTGCAACTCACTGGCGCTCAGGCCAGCTTGCAACTCCTGTAAGGTTTTGCCGAGCCGCAGTGCCAGTGTCATCAGGAAGAAGGTGGCGGGGGCCTTTACTTTTTTTCCGCGTCCGCCGGTGAGGTCATCAGGTCCAGCGCCTGATGCAGCAGACGACTGTGGACCGGGCCATAAATGCCGGTCACCGTATCCGCATCGTCGGGGGTAAAGACCGGATCGCCGTGCGCATCCCGCAGGACGTCAATAAACAGCATCACGTCGCCCCGGATATTGCGGTGCGTTTTCTCCGCGACGGACAGGGCGTTTTCTGCCTCCTCCCCAGCGGGGGAAACGAGGGCCTGCCAACTAGCCCAAGCCCCCGCAGAGGGTTCGCGCAGGATCACAGCAACATCGCCCCATTCCGGTACCGTCACGGTTTTACGGCGAAATCCGGCACCGGGTGCCAATGCCAGCGCCCGTAAATCTTTCTTTGCCTTTGCCATGTGATTTATCCTTGTGGGGTGTCTTTAGTTAAAGTGGCTGCCGCTTGCTTGAGCGGGACGGGCTTGCCTTTCAGGCGCAGCGTGAAGGAAGCGGTCACCAACCCACTGGCGGTCACGCTCCATGAGTTCTGGCGCACTTCGGCCAAAAAGGCGTAGCCATTGCCGGTCGGGAATTCCACCTTAAACGCATGCAGATCATCGGTATCGTAAGCATGGCGCAGCGTATCTTGTCCGATCTCCTCCGCTGACCAGTTACCGGACAGGGTGATTTCCCCCGGAGCCGCCAGACCGTTGGTCATCTCCTGTTCGGTTGAGCACAGGGTGGTGACCTCAATGTCACTCTTCTGCCCCCCGGTGTAGCTGAGTTCCTTGGTGGTGCAATCAATGGACTGCCAGACGGCCGTGACCGGGTTTGCTTCGGTGGCCGCCTTGGCCGAAATACTCACTTTCGTGCCTTGGGCTTTTTCGTATTTACTGCTCATCGGGAATTCTCCAGAAATAAAAAAACCGTCCGCAGACGGTCAGGGGAAAGGGGTTATTACTGCCAGAGTTGGCATTCCAGTGTGGCACGGTACAGCCCCGTGTCAGACTCGTAACCGTGGATTTCGCTCAGTTGGGTCGGTTTAAGCGGCATAAGGGCTATTCTGGCCTTATCTCGTATCATCCGCGCCGCATCAATGGTCAGAGCGTAGACATCAATTTGCAGGGTGTTCAGTTGCCCGGCCTGCCCGTTCAGCACATCCTGCTCAATACTGTAGAGCGAGAACACACACCACGGCGGGGCCACCGGTGGCTCGGACTGGGGCGCGACATAGGGAAAGACCTGATCGGGCAGCACCTGAGCCAGTAAGGGGAAAATATCCGCTTCGGTCATTTCGACAGCACCTCATCAATCGCCTGATTCAGCCGTTTCATCGCAAATTCGGCCGCCTCATCCGATTTACGGTCAAACGCGGGACGAATAAACGGTTGCGGCGCCATCTTTGAGGTGCCGTCCTCCAGAAAGCGCCAGTAATACGCGTTGCGCGGGTCATTGGCCTTCATGGATTTATCGCTGTTGGTGCCTTTGGCGTTCGCCCCCCGGACATACACCCCGGCAGAGACTTCTCCCTTGCGGCTTTTCCGGTTAGACGCCACGATGTTACGCGCCAGTTTGCCTGTGCGTTTCGGCGCTTTCTGCCGGGCTTCGTCACGCAACACCGTCGCCCCGGCATAAGTCGCCTGCCGCAACACCTTAGTATTCCCGGCTTTGCTGAGCAGTTCCAGATCCCGCGCAATGTCCCGTAACCCGGAGAAATCCAGATCGGTCACTATCATGATTTCACCCCCTGCTTGCCCAGTAATTCCAGTTGAGTACGTTTGGGGTCAGGAATGACGGCCTGAATGTCGTAAACCTGATCCCGAAACACCATCCGGTAAGCCGCCGTCACATCGCGGCGGTAACGCAACCAGACGCGCACCGTGACCTCGGCCATTTCCGCCCCGGCCGAGAGCAATTCCCGCCCACTGAGGTGCTTGACCTCCGCCCAGACCGTGGCAACGTCCTGCCATTCCTGTGTTCGCTGACCGGAAGGCAGGGTGATCTGAACGAAGTTTTGTAACGTGATGCGATGACGAAGCCGTCCTGCCTGCATGGTGACCGCCTTATAAGTTGATGTGCCGATAGGGTTCCAATAAGGCTTTAAACCCCGCCGGGAGTGACTGGGCTTCGCGGTTCTCATTCCAGAACCCAATAGCCAATAACAACGCCAGCTCAATATCCGCCGATATCAGCAACCCGTCAGGATCACCATCCGGCACGTTCTCATCATACAGCGTGCGGTTGAGGTAACTTTCCGCCCGCGTCTTGGCGGCAGCGGCATAGGTTTCAAGCAAGCTGTCGTCCGTGTGGTTATCTTCATCGATACGGCATTGAGCCTTGATTTTTTCCAATGTTGGGCAGGGCATAAAACCTCCTGCCCCGCGACGTTTACCGATCGCAGGGCACAAAAAAACCGCTTCACGCGGCATAGGATGTTAGCGGGGGTGATTAGCCCGCGGAGGCGGTGCCCTTCCCGACCAGCGCCTTAATGGCCGCCGTGTCTTCCAGAATGCAGTCAAAACGGTGGAAGGCCAGAAAGGCGGTCTGGTCATATTCCGCATAACGCTCAATCAGGCGTTTCAGGGTCATGTAGGCCACCCGGCGCACGATGAAACGGTTGAAGTCACCACAATAGATGAATTTACTGCCCGGCCCCATATCGGCAATCGCCTGATCGATGACGTAAGGCACCCCTAATATCGTCGAAGGCACCACCCCCGCAATTTCCGGCAGCCACAACGGGCGGTTCTGCCCATCTTCCATCTCAGTGATGATTTTCAGCGTACTGTCATTGAACGCCCAGCGGAAGGTCCCCGCATTGCGGTACGCCGGGTCAATCGCATGTTTCAGGGCGTTCATGTCTTTCCAGCTGAATTTGGCTGCCGCTTCCACCATCCCGGTGACCGAAGCCGCCAGCCCTTTCGGCTGCTGTGGACTGCCAGTACCGGTGCCCTTCACCAGATACTTGGCCTCTCCCCGACCGATACGCTCAGCAATCCGTTTTGCCAGATAGGCTTCCATATCAATACCGGAGTCCTGCAACAGCTCGTTGGAGACCCGAATGATTTTAGAGGACAGCTTTTTCGCCCCGAGGGAAGCGGTGCCGAACTCGGTGTCTTCTTCGCTGGCGGCGGTGTTTTCACCCAGCAGCTCGCCTTCTTCTGCGGTGCCGTCGGCGGTGGCCCATTCGATGGTTTGCCCGGTCGAAGTGCTGAGAATTTGCGCTACACTGGCAATCCCGCCGTAGGCTTTCATGGCTTCGACGACCTTATTTAGCATCTGGGTCGGGACGGTGTAGCCGCCTTTCTCGTCCGGTGTCGTACCCTGTGCCCGCAGTTCACGCAGGGCCTGACGCTCTTCCGTTGTCATCTCCCCCAGACCGTGGCGCAGGAACTTATCAAAAGCCGCCGCCCGGCGCTCCTGCTGCTCAGTCTCCGGGTTGCCAGACTGTTGACGCTGCTCCGGCTCGGTGTTGTCCACCAGTTGTTGATCCAGACTGCGTAACGCTTCCTCGCGCTGGATGTGTGCATCAATGCCGTCCAGTGCGGTTTTCGCCTTGTTCCAGTCGGTGCGCTGCTCGTCCGTCCACGCGGCATCCCCGATTTTGTCATGCAGGGTACGCATTTCCGCCGCAATAGTGTTACGGCGTTGTTTCAGTTCATGCAATTTCATGATCATATCCTAGATATTCAGTAAAGTCAGAATGCGCTCACGCGCCATTTTTTGATTAATCGCCTGCCGGAGTGCCCCGCTGTGGCGCACCTCCTGCCAGGCCTGCAAGGAACGGACGGCTGAATCGGCCTCCTGATAGGCCGGATAGGTCACCGGACTCACATCAAACAGCCGGGAGAAGCGGCTGATTTCCCGGATGACAATGCCTTCCTCGTCCTCAAACCAGTGCTCACCGTCACGGGCGACCCGGAAGGCAAAAGAAGACTGGGTAATATCCCCCCGCTGCATGGGAGCCAGCACCAGATCGCGGATGGTCGGGGTATCCGGCGCCTGAATGTCGTATTGCAGCCCGCGCTCATCCACAGACAGCGTCAGGGTGCCTGAAGCACTGCGCCCCAGAATGTAGTTGGGGTCATGGTTAAACAGCCCGCGCACATCATCATTGAGTACCTCATCAAAGGCCCCGGGCTTGATGATTTCACGAAAGCCCCAGAGCGGTTCTGAGCGGCTGTTAAACACCGAGCCGTAACCGACAATGCGCGTCGGCTGATCCTCCGGGGTTTCAGCACGCACTTCGCCGGGGTAACAGCGCATTTCCCTGTCACTCATCGGGTGTATCCTCTTGGTTGGGATGGGGTTGATTCTTGTTGTTAAGCAGATTGGCGGCGTTGACACTCACCAGCATGTCATCCAGTCCGTCCACCGGATTCAGGTCCTCAAAGGCACGGGCTTCATTGCGGCTCATCCAGCCATCCGTAATGGCGAAGTGGTAAAACTCGCCCCGCTCTTTCGGGGTGCCGCGTAAGAGTCCCGCCAGATTGAAACGGACATAAAACCCCGCCGCCCTTTCCTGCCGGGTAAACAATCGGCGGTTCAGTTCCTGCTCCCAGTTCACCACCCACGGCATCACGGTATGGCGGACAAACTGAATGGCCTGTTCGCTGATATTGGAAAACGTCGCTTTCTCCAGATCGTTAATCATGTGGGCCGGCACATTGAACAGCCCGGCTATCATGGAGCGGTTGAGTTTCAGCATATCAATCAACTGCGCATCCACCGGTGATACGGTCAGAGCCTTGTAATCTAAATCAGCCGGTATCAGAAGCGTCTTGTTTTCCTCACGGCGCAGGGCGGCGGCGGCTTTCTGCCACATCAGTTTGAGCCTTTCCCAGCCTTTATCGTTGATTTCTCCTTTCACGGAGACAATCCCCGCCGGCCGGGCATTCCCGCCAAAAAATGAACTGGTATATCTCTGCCCGCTCATGCCCATGCCGATGGTTTCCGCATGTTGCAGGATGGGGCTGAGGCCTAATTTCCGGTTATTGCCCAGCGCCCGGAGGTGGATCATGTCGTCGGGGCTGATGGCAAAACTGCCGTCTTCGTTATACACCCCGTAGGTATAGCGCCCGCCCGTGTTCAACAGGGTGGTTTCCCACGGCATACAGGCGTCAAGGGCCGTGACTTCCCCGCGCCGGTTACGTTTCACCCACGAATAACCATTGCCCCAGCCGAGGATATGGCGCTGTTTCAGCTCCCGCCATTTATAGCTGGTCTGCCAGTCGTTCGGCTCATCGTGTATCAGGTAAAACACCGGGTGATCACGGGCCATGTCCACGCTCTTGCCGTTCTTGCGCATCACATGCAGCGGCATCTGCGCCACCGAAGAGGACAGCACATAGATGCAGGCATAGACTGCCGCCAGTTTCATTGACGTTTCGGGGCTGACATACACGTCAGCACTGAACAGGCCATCGTGATCAACCGCCTCCGCTGTCAGCGGGGTTTTCGGGTTCTCCAGGGGGTCGTGGCGGAACAGGGCATCAAGCAGCATGTTTCCCCCTTCTGGCCACCACCAGGGCATAGGCAATAAACAGCGCACCGCCGATAATCAGGGTATTCGCCAGCCCGTATTTCAGGTAACAGCCCGCAAGCACCGCCCCGACGCCGGTCAGGGCGGTGGTATCAATCAGTAAGTTTTTCATAGCATTAACAGGTCATCCGGGTCGAGGTTGGAAAGAAAGTCGGGTTCTTCATGCAGGATAGCGCGCCCCATCGCCATTATCAGGGCCACCGCGCCGTCAATTTTGCTGTCCTTCTGCTCCTTGATGGGCCGCACAATGTCATCATTCCCGCCCAGCGTTTTCCCCACCACGTTGCCAATACACCAGGCCATAATCGGGTTGCCATCGTGATGGAAGCGGCCGGACTGAATGGCGGCTTCCAGCTCCTTCATCGGGTCGCTCATGTGGGTAAAGTTCTGGGTAATGATGATCGGGTTAATGCCTTCATCCGCCAACGCATGGGACAATCCCGTCGCCCCGAAGGGATCAATCGGCGCTTCATTGACCGGGTTCAGGTGGCAGGCCAGTTTGGCTTCTTCAAGGATGTAGCGGTAATCGACTTCAGCGCCTTCCGTGACGGTCAGCAGATCCATTGCCACCCATTTCTGGAAACGCTCGGCACTGCGCCGATTTTCGTTCTGCTCAACGCTGTAGACCGTGTCATACGGCACCCAGAACCGCGGGGCAATACTGTAGAAATGGCGTTTGCCCTCAATTTCACGGGTAAAAAGCCGGGCCATGCTGTTCATGTCCAGCTTACGGGCCAGGTCAAACGCCAGATAACAGGGTTGTCCCTCGAACTGTTCCAGTGTCAGCGACGTGTCTTCGCACTGTTTCCAGCTCACCATATTGAAGTACGCCTCTCGGGCGGAGACCCAGATATTCAGGTGCTTGGTTTTAAAGACACTGGCGAGCCGCGGGTTATTCAGGGCGCGCTGCTGCTGGCTTAACAGGAAATCCGCATACACCGACACGCCCATGTTCGGGTTGGCCTTGCGCAATACGGCCGGGGACGTCCAGTCATCCCCCTCATCCACGGTGTAAATCAGCCCGAACAGTTCGTCATTGGGCACATTACCGGCCAGCATCTCAATCACTTCGCGGCGCTTGTCATAACAGGGGCCTTCAATGTTGTAGCCTGCCGTGGTGATGGCCCACATCAGGGGCTGACGCCGTGCCCCCATCCCCGTCAGCATGGTGGTGTACAGGTCGTCGGTATCATGTTCATGATATTCATCGACAATGGCGCAACTGGGGGACTGCCCGTCACCGGGGTTGCCAATCAAGGGTTCAAGGCGCGCCCCGTCCGCCGGGCGGTTCAGGTTTGACGCGTTCACTTCAATGCCAAACGCCTCAATCAGCAGCGGGGTGCGCTTGCACATCAAGCGCGCCGGTCGGAACACTTCCCATGCCTGCTTCTCGGTCGTGGCCCCGGAATACACTTCCGCCCCGAATTCGTCATCACAGGTAAAGCAATAGAGGGCGACTCCGGCTGAAATGGCGGATTTACCGTTTTTACGGGGGATCTCCGTATAGACTTCCCGAAAGCGGCGCAACCGACTGCCCTTATGCACCCAGCCAAAGGCCGAACAGACAATAAATAACTGCCACGGCTCCAGCGTGATGGGCATCCGTTTAAATGCCCATTCGCCTTTGGTGTGCGGCAGCAACTGAATAAACTTCGCCGCCCGCTCGGCCAACTCTTTATCGAACCGGTACTTAAACGCTTTCGTTTTTTCCTGACTTAAGTTATCCAGATGCCGCTGACAGGCCTCCCTGACATGACGACCGGCTTCAATTTTGCCGCGCACCACATCACGGGCGTACTGGCTCGCCGCATTGACGTTCAGATAGGATTTACGGCTCATGATGAAATCATCCTCATAAACGGATTGTCGGTTTTGGCCTGACCCGCCGCCCCAATCAGGCGCTGGCGGCTGCTCGGATCTAACCCCAGCAGGGAGCCGGTGGTGTCCATTTCAGACTGCTGCTCTTTTTTGGCGGTCAGCTCCGGGTTTTTGATGGGGCCGCCGGTGGCACCAGTCACGGTATTCCCCTGCACAGCGATATTTACCACCGCGTTGCGCCAGAACTGGTACGCCACACACCAGCGTTCGAGCACCGCGAGATCGGTGACACAGAGTAACCCTTGTGCGCATAACTCCTTGCTGGTCAGCGCCCACATCACCCCGGCCAGCGGCAGGTTACTGTCGGCAAACCAGTCCGGCGCGGAAACGCCCGTCAACGGGGTGAATGCCGGTTCATCCCGGTTCAGCTTGCGCTTGCCCGGATTGCCGGCCAGTGCCTTGCGGGCCGTCGGCTTGGGACGACGACCTGACTTGCCCGCCGTTCCAGCCATAGGCAGCACCTCCCGTGCTCAAAAACAGTGAAAGAGGGATAAAAAGGCCTCCGGTTTAAAGTTCATTTTTCGCGGGTATAAAAAAAGACTTAAGGCGGCGGTCCTGTGGGGCGAGAGGGGTAGCGATTTCACCCGCCCGCCCTATACGTGACCATGACAACAGCAATGATTTCAGGTAAAAATTACGTCATCAGACCATTGTTTAACTGTCATGGTTACATCAGATATATTTACTCACTGGCATTAATTATCAGTCGTTGAGTGACTATCGCAGTCGCTCCGTTGCGGTCTTCGCCCGATGGCAAGACCAGCATAAACATTCCAGATTCGATAACGCATCCGTGCCCCCGTGGGCTTTGGGTTTGATATGATCAACCGTTGTCCCTGTCACGGCCCGACCTTGACGCAGGCATTGCTGACACAAGTGCTTGTCTCTGGCCTTGATGGTGGCCCTTAATCTGTCCCATGGGCTACCATAACCGCGTTCATGTCGGCTCTTGCCTTGTTGGTGATTCTGCCAGCCGGTGTGCAGGTGGTCAGGACAGTAGCCGCTTCGGTCGGTGGTGGTCTTGGGACAGCCTGACTTGCGACAGGCGCGGGGGATACGGGGCGGCATAGCGTCACCACGTTGAGAACAGTCCGCCACATCGACTCTCACGATTGACGAACTGGCGTATTTCTTCACGGACTAGCTGGCGGAGGTGATCGCCATGGCTGGCTTTGGTTATTTTGGCTGAATCAATGCCAGCCGATTTTAGGTCAAGAGGCTTAATGACTGCTCTCACCTTCCCTTCTGAATCACGGATCTTGAAGCTATCGGCAGTAATTTCAACTTTAGCTCCTGCATCTACTGCCAGTGTCATACCTGCGTCATAGGTTTTACTCGCCTGTTCCTTTTCCACCTTTTGTTTGGATTCATCATAAATGCAGAGCTTTGGCGGAGCTTTTTCACCTATGGCCATCTTTTGCTTCCCTTCCTTGTCATACCATGCTGAGTATCCATCAGCCGTTATAGATGCGCTGCCATCTTCTTTGATAAGTATCATCATCATCGTGTTTTACCCTCATTCAGAATAAATAACTGGTTTGATTTATATAAAAGTCCTCGCAAGCGCCCTAAACATGGGCAATGTCCGATAATCGGACTTTGGTCTCTACTGCATAGCTATCACGACTCAATGAATCATGATGGCAATGTAGGCCGTCTCTCCGGCTGTCACATCACTTCGTCTGCCTACAGCGGATGTTGCTGATAATGACCGTCCTACACGGTGGCATGGGTTATTTTGATTCTGTCGGTACGCTTGATGCTAAGGAAACAGGTCTCAGCTAATACCGGCAGACGGCGATAACCCGGCGCAAATAAAAATGCCACCACGGGAGGTGATGGCTTGGGTATTCCTTTAACCACTCAAGGGAGTGGGCAAAGAAATATTGACTTTAGTTTCAGAGAGTAACTAATTGTTAAGTATTATTCGCTTGTTATTAGGGGAAGATGGGTTTATTAGATTTACCAGTTTTTGTGATAATAACGTTGTAAAAGATGTGGAGAATGATTATGAAAAAATATCTTCTTCTTGCTCTAGTGGCAGGCACGACTCTTTTAGCTTCAATGCAGACTTACGCTATTGCCTGCGCACCTGTGATTCTAATACCCCCACTATATGAAGAGTGTGCAGTTAACTGTCATTCGGAACATCCGGGATGGCTAGGGGAGGCATTCTGTTTATAATAACAATCAAGCAGGAGACAGGATGGCTCCTGCCACCCCAGTATCATTTGCTCTGCGGTGGTAATGTGTTCTCTTCTATTTCCCGTATCGCCTGCTTATCCAGATTGCACTGCTCAATGACCGTCAGTAACTGCTCATTCAGAATGAGACTGTCACTCCATGTCATTTTGTCGGGTATCGCAGGAGGCAAACAATCAGCGAGCAGAAGTGCCGGAATGGGTACCGGTGGCACCGGAACGTATTCGGTTCGTGTGTTGCTGCAACCGGATAACAGCCCCATCAGGCACAAGGCGATGGGCGCAATCATGATTAACCACCGCATCTTTGATGGCTGTTTTAGTCTGCTCAGAATCCACGGCTGACCGATGCCGGTTTTCGCTATTAATGCGTGAGATATCATTGAATATCCTGACAGTCTGAAAGGTGTTGGCGGTCATGACCTGTTGATGCTGATACTTCGTGTCCAGCTCGCTATAATCCTTGGCCTTTTGATGATACTTGCTGTAGTAGAACCACAGCAGGCCAGAGACAATCACCAGAGCACCGAGAGTGAAATACTGGCTGTTGAGTTTCATATTACTCACCTTGATTCGGTGCGTGTTATTTTACCCTTACCTATTTCGGCTAAAGCAAGATCCAGAACTAAATCAGTAGCCTGTCCGACCAATCCTTTTATTTTGCTTTCATGTTCAGGTCTGACCTTCTTCCATTCGTTGAGGCCAGTACCAAACACACTGGCGATCTGCTTGTCTCTTTTAAAGTCAGCACAGGCCTGATTCAGTTCTTCCATAACACTGCGCTTGCGGGGATTAACCGCTATGCCCTTTGTCCAGTATTCATAGAGGACATCATCGCACTCATCCTGATAACGGATCACCTTGCCCCTAATTTCAGGCTTAACCTTGTTAGGGCTGATAGTGGCTAACCAGCCAGCCAACTTACGAAGAGCGAGGCGAGTCATTTCCCTCTTTTTACCGTCTGCGGCAACTATAACGATTTCCGTTATAGTTGATTTGAACCTTTGTTTTATCTTCTCTAACTGTGATTGCCAAGCTAGCCCCATACCTTCAACAATAGGTTTCATTGGCACATAGGGCTCACTGTTGTATTCCACTACATAAAGTTCATCGTCATAAAAGGGGACTGTGATTGTATGCATATTGCGTATTCCTATAGAAATAAGAGCCTGCTGACGTAGAAATATCGCCTCATGAAAGGTCGCCACCTAGCGATATCTCTCAGGCTCTATTTCTATAAGTCATGATTGGATTTGGCGCACGTCAGTACGCAGATAAAAAGAAGCCCCGCGAATGCGAGGCTCAGGATTCAGAGTAAATTGAAGGCTTTTTCAAGCACTTCATCAGAATAAGGTTGCTGGCCATTCTCGTGCCGGATAATGGACTTAGCCAGCGCAATCAGTGTGGATTTATTCATGTCGAGAACTTGATGCGGATCCACGTTCAGCACCTTAGCCACTCCGCTGATATAAGCCAATGTATTATTTTCATTGGTTGGTGCCCAGCGGTCTATCATCTTCGCTACGGTCTGATAACCGTGCTTGTGGTAATTGCACAACAATTTCATCAGTGCCCGAATCCCATACTCGGGTGATTCAAACCGGCAGAACCGCTTTTCAATGTTCGGGTCATGCTTCAACTGACCTTGCCATTGATTGGCTGAGTTATGATCAATGTTGCCCGGATTGTGATTCCTAATGCCCCTCGTCATTACTTGCCCCCGCTCTTTTCTCTGCCGCCTTACGCAGCAATTGGCCGATAAAGTCCGTTCCCAGATAGCCAATCACCACACTGCCGATGTAGGCCAAGTCAGGATTCAGACCGATAAGATTTAATACATCACGTATGAACCACGCGAACATGGCACACATAAAGGCGTCGATAGAGACACGCAGCCATCCGCCACCGTTGTAGCGACCGCGAAGGAAGGCCATCGACCCTGCAAGGGTTGCCCCGATGCCTTGCTCTCGTATCGAAATGAGCCAGTCACCCAGATGCACCCAGAAATCAGGATTCTCTTTCATCTTCATAATCCACCCCATTAGAACAATGGGCGTCCGTGGGGTGAGTTATGTCAGCCCCGGTGAGTTGAGTTAATAGGAGGTCGATATGGGAATAGGAATAGGTGAGAGTTAAGTTAAGCTGTCAGCTTAAATACTTTAAATCCCGATGACTGAGATTCAGTTTTGTATTTTTCAATACTCAATCTCATTCTTTGTTTTCCCAGTTCGGTTAAGTTAAGCGGCTTACCCAATTCATTTAAGTAATCCATAGACGCTTTTAGTTGCTTTTTCACCTCAGTACCGGCTAATTTATAGGTGTCCTCTAAATTTTCGGGTAACTGAACCAAGATATAATTTAATTTAATATTGTTATTTTTACTCACTATCATGGTTGCTTCCCCCGTCGTTGCTGAACCCGCGAAGAAGTCCAAAACAATATCGCCGTCACGAAGGCCCTTTAAAGCGCCAATCAGTTCAGTTACGAGCTTTAAGGGCTTTTTCCCGTTTTTGAAAGGTACACCCCCTTCATTATCAAGCCCTGTGGTTTTAATATGCGACCAAAAATCACCCGGGTGAACAAACAGGTGATCAGAGGCAAAGATTAATTGCAGTCTGGGGTGTCGGCGGGTTTCTGAATAGGTTCCGCGTACCAGATAGACCAACCCCTGCGCTGACTGAACAGAAAAAACATCCTTTGTTTTTTTATTTTTCCGCTTTTCTTCACTGAGTTTGTGAACGCTGCTGGATTTGACACACTGACCTATTCGCCAGCTATTATCGAAAAGCCATTCATTCTTTTTGGAAGCCGGCCCTTTATATACGTCGGACAAAGACTTTAACGTGACGCCCGATAAAATTTCATCCAGTTTATTTAACTGCTCATCACTAAGATATTCCGACTCTTTTATCGCATCATAAAAATCCCTGTGCTCCCGGCTAAAATTATCCAAATAGATATTATACGCCGGGTCCCAGATGGGTTTCTTTATGGGGGTAAATTCAATATTATTGATACCACTCGGTTTTATCACCATGATATATTCTTTTAACTTTGGAATGGTGCCCCGTTTTTTGACGCTGGTCATTTTCAGGCCACTGGCTTCACTCATTTTAACCGCAATGATTTTAATGGCATCGTAGCCAAATATTTCTTCACACACCTTCACTAAATTAAAGACTTCATTATCATCGATAGAGATAGCGATCATTCCTTCCGGATGCAGTAAGTTTTTAGCCACGAGCAGCCGTGGAAATATCATATTCAGCCAATTTGTATGACGCCGATCCGATGTATCGAACCTGTCTTTATAAATAAAATCCTTGCCGGTGTTATAGGGCGGGTCGATATAAATCATCTTTATCTTTTTGTGATAAGACTTCTGTAATATTTTAAGCACTTCAAGGTTATCGCCTTCAATAAACAGGTTCTCGGTGGTATCCCAATTCACACTCTCTTCCTTGCATGGACGTAGTGTACCGGTTGATGGCGTCTGGGCAATCTGACGGGCACGCGCCTTACCCTGCCAAGTGAAGCTATAGCGCTCGTCTGAATCATCAACGGCCTCACCCAGCACCGCTTTTAAGGCGTCAAAGTCGATTTTGCCTTCCGAAAAGACCTCAGGGAAAAGCTGCTTAAGTTGAGCGATATTTTTTTGCGTGATACCCGTGCTCTTAGACTCCGGGTAGTCCAGAGTGATTTTTTCAAGGGTCATCAGAGGAATTCCATTTATTGCCCACTGAGCAAAATTGGGATGGGTTCCGTTACCGGAATTCCGATATCGAATGAATTTCAAATAGTTAGGAGTGCAGATACGAAAAAAGCCGCCTCAGCGACCTTGTAGTGAGTAAGATGCCGACCGCAGCAATTTGGAGTGTTGAGACGTTACGGCAGCGAATGTGTTGTTAATTTTATGATCGAGCTAAATATCCAAGAACAAAGCACCACTCTTTGATATTTTTGACTAAAACGATCCTTATCAATTAGTTATGCATGTGATTTAATAGGCAAATTAATCACTATGAATCTTTTATACAAAAGGATCTTTCATGAGAGACCCCGGAAAACTAATCTGGCATGTGGCTTGTGATGAATCAGGTATAGATGGACAGCGCTTTTATGGCTTCGGTAGCCTATGGATGAAATATCAACGCAGAGGAGATTTCTCCCGCTTCATTAGAGAACTAAGAGACAAACATAGGTACTATGAAGAAATCAAATGGAAAAAAGCTAATTCCAAGAAATACGCCGATTTTTACAAAGAGCTAGTTGATGTTTTCTTCCAGAATCCTTGGTTGGCTTTTCATTGCATTGTTATAGAAAAATCTATGGTCAATAAAGCATTTCATGATGGTGATTACGACTTGGCAATGAGAAAACACTTCACGAAATTAATTTCCACGAAAATAGGCAATGTTATTGCAGCACATCCTGAACGTGATTGTTTTTTCCGTATAGAAGTCGATCCAATAGCATCTAGGTATAAAAAAGCAGATGAAGCTTTTCATGTAATCGCAAATAACACCCTCTTAAAACAATTTGGTAGAAAAAATATTATTAGCTCTGTAGTGACAAAGGATTCAAAAGTCTCAGAAAATATCCAGATATCTGATTTTTTCCTTGGAGCAATAATGAGTTCATATCAAAAAAAGATATCGTCAGATACAAAGATACAGTTAGTGGAAAAAATCGCGGGTCACCTTGGATGGAAAACGCTCTGCCACGACACATGGCCAAAAGAGAGAAAATTTAATATCTGGTTTTTTTATGATAAAACGCTTGGATCAAGAGACATAGAAACAAGAAACGTACAATTATCCGTACCACTTCCCGCAAGAAAAAGAAAAAAGTAGATGCCGACCTCTCAGCCGACATGGTTGGAGTCCCAGACCTAAGTCGAAGTGACCAACTTGGCGGTTAAACTTTTGGGAGCCGCCTCTTCATTCCCAAAACTATCAAATCTATGTTGCTAGGATATTAAATAAAAGCCAGACTTGCAAATGTGAAGAGTGTCATACAAGAGCTTTATCACTGTTTTATATTCAATATGTTACTAACAATAAATCATGACCACCTATTAAAAACAAAAAAGCCGCCTCAGCGACCTTGATATAATTTGGTGGAACCTCTCGGAATCGAACCGAGTCCTAATGCTCTTCAGGCGTCCGCGCGAACCCTCTACGCCAAAGTTCCAGAAATGAAAAAAGCCACGCCATGCGCAGCCCTATAAAATAATGATATTTAAAAAGCTAAAATCATGCCCAAACGAATTCAATTTCTAATGTTTTCCCAACGTGCTCTCTAAATATATTCCTCAGAGGACGGCTAGCATAAGAATAATTACTAGCTTCAGGATATACCAAGTGACCATCAGATGGTGTATTCGCAGAAGAAAAGCTAACTTCCTTGTTAATTTCCTTATCTAAGAACCGAACTGTCAATTTTTTTCTCCCAAGTTTTTTCTGAACCTCTGCGTAATTCACTGGATCTGCCTTTAACCAAAAGTCTATAACTTCTTCTTGAAAATTAAACTTTGGAGATGACTGTGTAGAGTAAAAACCTACAAGATTTTTTATTGGTGTGTTATTACTAATTTCCTCCCAACCACCAAAATTGAATTCATCACCACTTTGTAAATAACCAAGGCAATTATATGTGAGATTATTATTCAATGGTTTTCCAGAACCTGAACCAATGGTCATCTTTCCTTTCAATCGAAGTATTGTATCTGGTGTTGGTTCTGGTGTTGGCTCTGGTGTTGGTTCCGGCTTTACCTTATCTTCAAAAAACTTCCAATCACAGGCCATCATATCTTCCTGTGTTGGCTGCCACGGCACAAAATTACCGTGTTCATTACGCAGATCAATATGAGTCAGATAATCGTACTTAGTCCCTACCGCAACACCATCAACCGCATAAGCACTATCTTTCTCAACAGTTAAATCACTCACACGCGGAGTGATAGCCAGATACATCCCTTTGTCACCCCAGACAGAACGGGCAACACGCTTGCGTAGTTTTAATTGAATCAAAGCCCAAGAGAATGAACCCACCGGTGCAATAAAGCAGTCACATTGATAGTGTTTCGGGTCAAATGGACATTCATGTTCGGGATTAATAACGTCAGACATACTATTTCCTTATATTTATAAATAATGGGAAGCTAAACCATAGAGTTAGCTTTCCGTCCGCTGCTAAATAGCCCGAATATATTAACGAATGCTTATGGTTGGGTGAATTGATTAGCCTTGTGTAATAATTCATACAACCAGTTGAAACTAATCTAATAAGTGAAAAGGCCGCACCGAATGAAGTGCAGCCTTGAATTTGAACTAGTTGGTCAGACCAACAGGTTGAGTTATCTAGGGGGATCGAGGTGCTGCTCATACCACCTAAAATCACATTTAACCTATTGATTTAGCAGTGATGTTAGGTACTGTCCGACCATGATCGAGTTGTGGAGGCAGGTGCTGATCTCCTGCATCGGTTTCTAGATACTCTCAGGGGCTTAGCCTAATCCGCAGAGGCCGCCTCTAGATGGTGTGCGGTACATCCGATAGTCCATACACTGCCAATCAGCCTTAGCATTCTCCACAACGGTAAGGTAACTCATTCAAAAGCAACCTTACCGTTGCAGAAAGCAAAAAACCCCGCCGAGGCGAGGTCTGAAGTTAATAAGCTGTGTGACATTGCTATCACTCTTATCACAATAACCCGTAAATTTCGTTACGAAAAGCTTTTATGCTACTTTTTCTGTTGGTGTTACTTTATGTGTCCAAGCGTCCATTTCCAGAATAACCCCAGCCATGATTAAACAAGCTTCTATAAAGGTTTCTGCGACCATAAGATTTTGCCGTATTTTTCCCTCAGAACACTTCTTTTTTCTGGCTATTTCTGATTTCGAAATATCGTGAATGTAGTGCAATTCAATTAACTCAAATTCATCTGTACGACCTGATTTTATTAATTGACCTACAGCGCCATCTACAGCAATGCCGTCATTATCACAGCAAGAGGGCCTTGATTTTGATGTATAAGGCAATAAGCCTTTGAAGCCTGCCGCGATAGGTGAATAATTAATGCTGCTATTTCCGCTTGCTGCCCATCCACCCCAGCGCTCCAATACCATCTGAATATCACGCATTATGCTGTCTCCTGCTGCTTTTTCACGTATTCCCGTTCTCTGGCTTGACAACCCTGCTGCAATAGGTCGTTAAAATCCCCTAGATCGGGGTATCTGACGCTCACCTTTTCAATATCGTTGTTCGCCAGTAAATTTTTATTGGCACAGGCATAGGCGGCCGCTTCCCCGGTGGCGCTCCAGTCGTTATCTGCAAAAATAATGAGGTGCTTAACGCCCCGCGGGGCGATAAATTTCGCCATATGCCCGGCGTTCATGGTTGACCACGTATTCACCTTGTAGATCTGCTTACAGGACAAGGCGGTCTCAATCCCCTCGGCAATCCCCAGTGTGGAATTCACCGGAAACAAACGGATTGCCACGGATTGAGCATGATCAAGATAAGTCTCTTCCTGGAGTGACATCATCTTTCTGGTGACCTCCAGCGGGGCTTTTTTCTCCCCGTCCAGATAGGTTCGGTGCAGGTAACATAATTGACCGCGTGAGTCTGTTGCCAGTGCCCACATCGCCTGATAATCCCCTTGGTAGGTCGGCTGCTTTTCACAGAAGCGGATTTGCTCAATCGGGTGATGGCTGTAAATTCCCCGGCGCTGGAGGTATTTTTCCGCCGAGGTGCCTTTCAGTTCCGGCATACGTGAGTAGTGGGCGATCATCTTCTGGCGCTTATCCGCAACGGTGCTGACCTTGGGCTTCGGGATAACTTTTTCGCGCTGAATACCCAGTAACTGATCAATCTCATCGGCCAGCACTTTGAATTCTTTCCCCTGCGTCAATCTGAGCAGTGCCCAGCCATCCCCGGCATTGCAGGTGCAGATGAATGTTCCGCGCCCGTCACGGTCATCAATGCGGAATTTGCCCTTTTGCTTACAGATTGGACAGTGACCCTTGAAGTGTTTCCTGCCTGTCACGGGAGGCAGGCCGTAGTATTCGAAAACTTTAGGCCAGTGCCCGATAACCGCCTCGGCCGTATTGATTGTGTTCATCGTGTGCCTCCCTGACATGACTGAGTTGATAACTGGTCACGGATATCGCGCACCTTTTGGTGAGCCACCTCAAGGCGCATTTCCTGCTGTTCGTGGCTGGACGGTTGCACTTGTTCCGTTTTCTTACGGGATTTCGCCCAGGCAATTTGTTTGTGCTTGATGAAATTGTTTACTTCGGGGGTCAGTTCCTGCGGGGTATCATGAAAGCCGCGAGGCTCAACGCCGAACTTCTCTTTAAACGTATAGAATACCCAGCCGTTACTGATCGCCTTGCCCTGTGAAGCCCGCTGATTTTGGTAGTACTTCAACTGGGAATAGAAACTCTGCTTTTCGGTCTGGGTGTAGATACGTTCTTTCTTGCTGAGCTTCTGGATAGTGCGGCTGGTATCGACATCAATGTCTTCCCCTACCAACGGCTTAAAGTCGCATTTCGGGCAGACGTAAACCCCGGCTGGCTTCATGTAATGGCAGGACGGGCATTCTTTCGGTAACTTTTCCCGCTTCTTCTGCTCCCGGTAGCTGGAACTGGACTTCATTCCATCATTCTTGCGGGGCAATTCGTCATATTCGATATCGTCAGGATAGCCGAGTCGGTGAACCGTGCCGGAGTGATCTAGAATGATGCATCGGTCTTTACCCTTGGCGGTACGCAGGCCCCTACCGATTGACTGTAACCAACGGATCTCTGACTTGGTGGGACGGGCATAAATGATGCAACGGACATCACTGTCAAAACCCGCCACGAGAACTCCAATGTTCACAATGATTTTTGTCGCACCCTGCTCAAACCGATGGATAATCAAATCCCGTTCATCTTGAGGGGTATTGGCGGTCATCACCTCAGCATTTACCCCAGCGCGATTGAATTCGACGGTGATAAAGTTGGCGTGGCTGACATTGACACAGAAGCAGATAGTGGGCTGATTTTCGCCCAGCTTAAGCCAGCTACTGACCACATCCCCGACCAAATCAGCCCCGCACATGATTTCCGCTATTTCGTCTTCCTTGTAATCGCTGCCGTAGTCGTCATTGCGGGCAGACTTCACCTTGCTTAAATCAGGCTTGGTGGGGGCGTAAAACTCATACGCGCTCAGATCACCACGCTGGATTAACTCCTTTATCGTGGTGGGCTTAATCAGCTTCTGGTAGTAGTGACCGAGGAACGGCGAGAAAGGCGTACCCGACAGTCCTACCACCTTGCAATCTGTTTCCGAGGTCAGCCGCGTAATTTCTTCCAGTATCTTTTTGCGTTTCAGGTGCGCTTCATCAATCACCAACAGATTAATGTCTTTGGGGAAGTCACGGCGGATCAGCGTGTCAGCCGACGCAATCTGAATCAGCTTTGATGGGTCTTGATGGGGATGGTCACGCCAGATATACGCGATTTCATCCTCCGGTAAGCCATATTCAATAAAACGCTGGGCAGTCTGATTTATCAGAACAAGGTATGGGCAGATCATCATGACCTTCATCCCCTTGGATACAAAGCCCCTCGTGATGAAGGCAGATAACCCAGTTTTGCCCGCACCTGTGGGGGCGTAGACCATGAACGAATTAAAGTTCTTCCACTCCTGACGCAGCATGTTTAAGGCGCGTTCCTGTGCAAAGTTAGGGGTAATAGTTAGCATCCTTTCGCCCCCTGTTTATTTTCCTGCGTTACCGTGCGATAATTTTTCACAGGTAATCCTCTGTTGGTGCCTGTTGCAAGAGCCGAATTAGCTACCCCTACCAAAGTGTCGCTGTTCGGTTTCTTGCACCCTCTTACATTTCCATTCTTAGTTAACATTGATACCCTCACTTGAATAATTTCCACCGCCAGAGGACAAGCCCTTTTCTTTTTTCCATTTAGCCATCTAGCCACCTGTCCCATTTTGTAACCCCTACAGTGATCTATATTAAGATCTGAGTTCTTCCTCTTGGCTGTGCCTTCCCTAACACCCCTTTCAAAGATCACCCCCAAACCCCCTAGAAAGTTTTCCCCTCTTCCCCATGTACTATTAAACTGATACATGGATGTACTCTCTAGCGGGTACAACCTCAAAACTGAACTGGTCACTTTGTCGATACCTCCATCGGCTGTTCTGTGTAACCCTTCATCGATCTGTAATTTTTCTTGAAGAACAACCGGAGCCATGTGTTAGCAGCCCTAGCGCCGGTGTTATCCCTGCGATGCGGCACAGGATCTTCATCCCGCCGAAGTTTGTAGACGTAAGCGTATTTATCCCTCGCGTATTCCCTTGCGGTTGAGTTCATCGCGGACAGAATCTTTTGAATCCATTCCGCGTCACCCGAATGATAAATTTCGGGCATCACTATGTTATGGAGTTGATACATGGTTTTTCTTGTACATTTCAGCGCTGTACTTAAGTGTCCCATTGGTGATTTTTTCAATACGTAAAGCTGCTCTTTCAGGTATGATTTCTCGCCATTGAGATACTGCACTACTTGTAATTCCTATTGCTTTAGCTACAGAATTCACGGTATTGAAATGTTTCAATACTTCATTTTTTTTCATCTTTCACTCCTAAAAAGTAAGAATGCTTACTATACTACATGGTTAGTATACTTACATCAAGTTGATGTAGAATGTAAGATAACTAATAATCTAATGAGGTTTTGTTATGGCACTATCATCCATAGGAAGTAGAATTCGGGAGCGAAGAAGAAGTTTCAAGCTAACGCAAAGAGATGTGGCGCAAGTTGTTGGCGTGTCCCCCTCAGCAGTAACTCAGTGGGAGCAAGATGCGACTATTCCAAGTGGGGAGAGCCTTCTTTCGTTATCAAAAGTACTTGACTGCCCACCGGAATGGATAATGACAGGAAAAGATATACCACCAGCCAAAGAACCGGGGTATCTTTCAGCCAATCAGTTCAATGTAAAAGAAGTTCCTATAATTTCATGGGTTCAGGCAGGGCAATGGACAGATTCATGTCCTTTTGGTATTTCCGAATTTCCCACAATCAAGAGTGCTGATAACACTGTATTTGCCACAGTGAAAGTTTCAGATTGTGCGTTTGCTCTTAAGATTAAAGGCGAATCAATGACATCCACTAGTGGCCCGCTTTCCATCCCTGATGGATCAATCGTAATAGTTGATCCTGAATATGGTGATATACATGATGTGGTTGGGAGGATAGTAGTGGCTCAACTTGGAAGAACTGGGGAAGCCACAATAAAAAAATTAGTAGCTGATGGATCAATTTATTACCTGATGCCACTAAACCCAGCATTTAAAACAATTGAAGTCAACGAGGACTGTAGGCTGATTGGTGTAGTTAAGCAGATTACAATTAACTTTTAATTTCAACAAGTTGTCTTTTTTTTGCCAATAAAGTAAGTAAGCTAACTTTTTAGCTTGACAGTGAAAAGTAAGTTATTTAACATTGATTGAAGTTAGCAAACTTACTTTTAGGCGAAAACAATGAAACACCTTACATCTAAAGCAATATCGGAAACCTCAAAAGCCCATGCAATCACTGTTGCTCTTGGGGTTTATGAATCACAAAACACCACAGACCCCCACATTCTGGCGAGCTTAAAATTTTCCATTATTGACTGTTTGGATAAGGCAAAAGAAGCAATACAAAAAAGCCTTGATACCGATGAAACTAACAATACCATTAATACAATTGATTGCTTCATTGGTGAGCCTCTCACTGACTCCAGCAATACAAGAGACTCCCAAGTTAATACTCGCACTTCCGATAACATCAAAGACTCCTTATACCAAGCGCATACAGCAAACAGAAAAACATTTAGCATCACTAGATAATTAAAGGTAAACCATGAAAACCTTTATCTTCGGCGCAATAAAGCGCTCCAATATGAAACAACGTCGCCCTATATGTATTAAGGCTCAGGCAACTAATGAGCAGGAAGCAAAAAGGTTATTAGCTCCTACATATGTAATTTTAGGTTGGATGGGTCAAATAGTTAATCGTAACTGAGATAAATAATATTAATTCTGATAGGAATTAAACATGAACAATAAACTACAAGCAGCCGTCGAAATTGCAGAAGAAATTGAAGCCTCAATATTTCCCGTAGTTACTGCAACTCAAAATGAAGCTGAACTGGGTTCTTATTTAATGTGTCGTAGTGTTCATCGTCAAACATGTAATTTAGCTCAACGGTTAAGGGAAATAAATAAAGAATATATTATGGAGGGAAAATCAGGCATTCGATGAATTGGAAGGCGTTGCGAGTGAAATAGAAAATCTAAGAACATATGTTTCTTTATTAATTGATACGGATAAAAGTCTGTCCGGTACACAATTACTTAGTATTGCATTGAGCGCAGTATTTAATATAGGCAAAGAAATAGCACGAGTCCGAGGAGTTGAATATTCATGAATAATATTTACCGTCATACTCGCGTTAGTAATATTCGAATAAATGAAATGAGTGATAGCGACCTACAGTTCTTGGCATCATCAAGCGATGAGGTTATTTATTCAATAACAAATGGAATGAAATCTATTGCTAACTTAGCTAATGCAGCGGCTAATAGTGAAGAATACTCCCAAGATGATGCAATGACTGACCTTGATAGATTATCGCGACTGTTTTCTGTGTTGCCTCTTATTATCGAAGCTGAGTATGAAAATAATGTCAATGCAAGGCATGAATTAAGAAAAAGACAGCAAATAAAAAAAGAAGAAAAAATAATTCAATCAATAAGGAGTTACCATGAAAATACTTAAACCCATTGAAACCGCAACCAACCAAGATATCCAAATTGAAATGCGTGAAGTTTATGCTGTTCGCGGTTCTGGCAAGACTTATCTGAGTGAGAAAGGCGCACTGAATAAACTGGCTTACGTGCGGGCGCAAGAACAGTTTGATAAAGAAAAGAAGCCAAGCAACTTACCTGCCGAAGAAGTCATTCAGGAAGACGGCACTTCTGCCTTACGCAATGGTGAGATGCGCCCTGAGTTTATGGAACGACATGCTCAGGTGCTGGAAGAACTGAAAGCCAAACTTAAGCAGGAAAGAGAAATTATTCGACTTAAGAAGGAACACATAAAGGCGATAGAAAAACACAGAAAAACCCAAGATGAATTAATAGCTATAGGGAATAAACTTTCCCGATTGCAATCAAAATAATAAAACAATAAACACGTTTTAATTACAGCGCCATCGCTGGGGATTTGATCACCCTAAAAACGGGAAATAGAAAATGACACAATTAACTTTGCTTGAAAGAAAGCGAAAGGCATTAGTACACGCCAAATTGGATTCATTACAAATTAAATTCGGAACCCACACTGAGATAATCAAAGTAGGAAAGATTAATTATCGACTGGATTTAGGCGAGGAAATATTAACACAGGCTTTGATTAAATTCTTTGAGGATGAGTTAGATAACAATCCACATAAGCCACATGCGCTTATTAATACCTACAACTGCTTTATTACCAAGAACGGAAACTTAACCTCCAAAGGTGAGGATTTCATGACTCACCTTCTGGAATATGTCGCACAAAAAACGGAGCCAATAAAATGAAAAATGAAACCTATTTAGATTTTGCTAATACAGCCATCCAGAAAGAGAAAGAAGAGAAGTATGACCTTGCCGCTTCATATTGGGGAAAAGCCAGAAGTGTAGCCACCAGTATTAATGCTCAATTATGGTCTGAATACCGTCAGGAGCATAACGAAAAAAGGCATTTATTACATACCAGCTATAGCGCAGCAATAAGAACTCAGAAAGAAAACAGAAAAATAGCAGCAGTAAACAAACGAACGGCGGAGGTATTGGAAAGTCACCTCGAAAATCATCCTGAAACAAATAAGTGGAAACAAAAGTTTCAACAGGCGGAGGCTAATCATGACTGAATATGAACAAGCAAAGCAATTAGCACGGAATTTAGAACTGAAAGGCTTATTTCGCCGCGCCGCCAAAGCATGGGGAAATGCGCTCTTATTATCTCAGGATAAAAAACAAGAACAGGAATGTACCAAGAATAATCTGCGCTGTGTTCGAAAAGCAAAAATAACTCTTAGGGAGGGATTGTGATGGCAAAAATAAAAAGAAGTAAAACGCAACAAGGATTTATGGGAATGACCATCCCTCAAGGAATGCGCTTAGGAAAAGACGAAGAACGTGATTATTTAAATTCAAAAAAATATATCGCCAATTTCTCAACAGAAGGCGAATTCCTAAGAGTACCACTTAATAGAGCCATGCGACGTCATGCAAAGAAAATGAAGATTGAACTTAAGGAAGCAGAATAATGAGCAAGAAAAACGAATTAATTACTGTCGATTCAAACAAGCTGCCAGTGATCGAGTGGCAAGGCGTTCGTGTCGTTACCACTGAAACGCTGGCGACTGGGTATGGTACAGAACCAACAAACATCCGTTCCAATATCGCTAATCACCGCAGCCGCTTTCTTGAGGGTATTCATGTATTCACTCTTAAAGGTGATAACTTTCAATCATTTAAGAACCAAGGCAATAATATTGACTTGGTTAATAAACACGCAAATCAAATCACCCTCTTCACAGAGAAAGGTGCGGCTCGCATGTCGAAAATTCTTGATACCGATGAGGCATGGTCTTTCTTTGAAAAAATGGAGTCAGCTTACTTTCATCAGAAAAAAACCGCAACCAATCCCCTTGCCTTGCCCGGTGATTACATTGCAGCTCTGGAAGCATTGCTGACAACTGAAAAAGAAAAGGTCGTCATTACTCAAGAACGTGATGAAGCTCGCCGCACCAAATCACAGATCAGTCGCAGTCGTGAAGCTCAGGCACTCGGCAAACTCGGTGCTGTTACCCGCAAATGTAGAGAGCTGGAAGAACGCCTGGGTGAAAGCACAAAACACGCAACGGTTACGGCGGTGCAGAACGCCACAGAAAAAGAATACCAGTACGCCCCACTCCGCAAATGGTGCAAGGAAAACAACATCGAAGCGGTGAAGGTTCCTGACACCCGATATGGACATGTTAAGTCATGGCCTGCCGAAGCATGGCTGGCGGTACACGGTGTTGATCTCAAAAAACTGTTTGGCAAAAAGTGAGGTGATGGAAATGGAAAAGTACATTGTGACCTATTTGGCTAATTACCCTTGCGGGCATCGACACACGCTGCGTATTGCTATGGAGGCCCATGATGCAATGGAGGCTATCGCAAAATCACAGGCAGTATTCACTGACGAGCAGCTGACGTCAACTAATCACACGCTCTTCTCTGTCATGCCGGAAGGATTCAACAAAAACACGATTAGCAGTCTGGATGCATGCTCAAAGGCGGAGGTAAAGTCATGATCATTAACTCCAATTTATTACGTGCCGCACTGGTCTGTGTGGCTAAAAATGACCCGCGTTATTACCTGTGTGGGGTGAATATCACTCCAAAATATCTGGAATCAACAAACGGCTATGTCGCTTTTCGGTTAGAGCATGGCGTGAATACGCGCCGTAAAGCTATCGTGCAGTTTCACGGGAAGATCCCCAAGAAAGCAGACACAACGGAACTGCATTTCACCAAAGAACCTTATGCCGTTCACCGGGATATTGCCGGGATTCGGGTTGGATTCACCGTTTTAACCATGCTGGATGGTCGCTTCCCTGATTTAGACCGCGTGATCCCAAAGAAAGTGGAAAATGTTATTCCCCACTTTCAGGCTGAGTACTTGGCCTACCCCTACAAAATATTTGGGATTGATTCAAGACTCATCACCGTTTCCATGCACCCCTCCGGCATGACAGGCGCTTGCTTAATGAAGTTTGGCGACAACATCAATCAGCGTTATGGCAACCCTCAGTTTGTTGTCATGCCAACGCGGGTGTAAGGGGGCGTTTCAATGAAAATCGAATATCAGGACAAGGGCAACACAGCACAAATCATCCTTGCCAGCTTTATTACAGAACGCCGCTTACACAACCGTTGTGTTGATGCTGCCCTGTTAGCCACACCTGTTCGGGCTGCTTCTTCCGGGGTGTTTTTCAGAAGAACGGTGATCACAGGCAAAACCAATCACATGATGCGGGCTTACAAAACCATTTGCAGGGAGGCAGACCGTGACTAAGGGACACCGCCAGCGGGCAGACATTGACGATGTACTTGTTAAGGCCACATTCCACATTGACGACGGCAGGGATCACACGCAGCGGATTATCCACCGCATGAGACGTAACCAACATATTCATGAGGGCATCTGCCCTCTTCTGCCACCCGCGCCCAAAGTGGCCGAAGTGAAATTAACACCGGTGAAGAAAGCACGTAATAAGCGAGGTAAAGAATAATGATAAGCATCGATAACGCACAAAATGAAATTGGGTTGGCTGGTCATATTGATGACGGGAAAGAATGGGCGAGCGGGTTATTGAAGAAGGCAGATGAGCAGATTCAACAGGAAGAAAAATTACCAACAGTTATAGAGGAAGAGGCTGTCGATATTGAAGGCACCCAAATAACAGTCAAAGTTCTGGATACAGGGCAACGAGTAATAGACGCCCAGAATATACAGCAACTCTTTAACTGGTTGGAAAGTGGAGAGAATAACAATGATCAATGACGCCTTCCACCTCACCCAAATCATTGCTTCGGTCTGGGGTGATCCTGCTGATATCACCGAGGCAGTCTGGCAGGCAGGCTACCGGAAGCCAGAACGGGGAGAAAAGGCAATCGCTGAACTCACTATCGACATGATGAACGGGGTGCCCGATGAGGTGCCCTACTCTGCGAGACCAAAAAATTTGGATGATATTCTCACAACGGAATTGAACAGCATTATTTTTGAAGCGACATGGAGTGATAAGGCAACACCGGCAATGGTGGCGAAAACAGTTTTGGAGAACCGGTATCAGAAAGGAGGTAAATGATGAATCAATCACCTTATATCAAAACAGACGAACTGGCAGGCCGATATGGCGTAAAGCCACATACAATAAGATTGTGGTGCGGTAATGGGAAGCAAAAACGAGAAGGCTTCCCAAAACCCAGATTTAAATCCGACCAGCTTAACTTTCTGCGGCAGGATATTTTTGACTGGGAGAACGGGAAACAATTTTAGTCAACTTATCCCACCAGCGTTCATAGGCCTCTCTCTGCTCGTCTAGGTAGGTGTGCTTATCGTACACCTGCCATATTCCCGGCAATTTATGCCCCAGCATAATTTCAGCTACATGAGGTGATGTTAATTCGGAAATTTCAGTGCGCATAGTCCTACGCAAATCATGAATTGACCAGTGAGCGCAAGTAGGCAGGTAAGGAGCCATTCTTTTATTAAGAATTGTAATTATTTGAATGTATGATCCCCGAGCGAAGGGTTTTCCGCTAGATACTGTGAATAAATATGAACTTCCACCGTTTAATTTCTTTGCGTGCTCGATTAATTCTTTAGCTGCTGGAATGATAGGTCTGATTATGGGCTTCTTGGATCTTCTCCCTGTTTTATGGTTGGCGGGCGGAACAATCCAAACATTCTTCTCATAGTCAAAGTCGTTAACCTTGGCTTTCAACAGCTCACTAACGCGACATCCAAATAGCAGGCACAATTTTATTATTAATGCGTTGCGGGGGTTGTAGTCAGAAGCATTAATGAGTTTAAAAAGAACCACTAACTCTTCTTCATTTAATGTCCTTTCGCCCATCTCAGAATCGAGATCAGCATCCGCAGCTCTTCCTCCTAAATCACTTTTTTCCACATCAGATAATGGAGTTAAATTGGTCATTCCGCGCCGGACAGCCCATCTATGCGCAGTCTTGGAGTATGTCAATATGCGAGTGCCAATTGACGGTACTTGCTTGGAAATGTCTTCAATTAAGGCAAGCCAAACATGGAGCGTCACCTCATCATGAGGAAGTTTACCGATTTTAGGGAACACATGAATTTCGAAAGAACGCAAAATAGAATCAGCCTCAATTTTTGAGCCTTGCATTGTCGTCTTCCACCATTCTCGCATTAGTCCCTCTACGGTCACTGCGCTTAATGCAGACTCTTTGCGAACGCGTTTAACTATTTTAGGGTTACGGTGTTGTTCGAGTTCTCCTCGGTAAAAAGTGACAGCGTCACGAGCATCTTTTAAGCTGGTTGCAGGGTAAGTACCAATATCAATTCGATCTCCTTTGCCGTTCCATCGATACCTGAATTGAAATATGATTTTTCCTTTAGGGGTAACGCGAACAGATAAGCTATCCCTATCAGACTTAGTAATCATTTTCTCTTGGGGTTTACCGCTGGTGGAACGCAGCCATGAATCAGTAATTGCCAT